CTTGTACTCTATTTAAGAGAGCACAGAATACATGGGTTGTCTACGGCGATCTAACAGCGTAATACAAAATTCAATAAGAAATTAGGAGATAAAAATGGCAGTAGGTAAAAAGATAGGTAAGAAGTCCCAAGCGTCAAATGACTTTTTGGAGCCATTAAAGCCAATTATTGGTACTGCAACAAACGTAGGAACTAGCAGACCATTTAACAATGGAGCAGCAGTTGTTACATTTTCTTTACCCGCACTTTCCCCTGCTGCCACATCTTTCACAGTAACAGCAAGCACAGGGCAGACAGCAACTGGAGCATCTTCTCCTTTAACGGTAACTGGAATTGCTTCAGGAGCAACTCCAACATTTACAGTAACAGCAACTAACGCAGCAGGAACATCTGCTGCTTCTGATGCATCTAATGCTCCAACAATTACAACAGTTCCAGCAACACCTGCAAAGCCAACAGTAACAACTCAGATAAATCAAGATAATCTTTCTTGGTCTGCCCCTGCAAATGGTGGCAGCGCAATTATTGACTACACTTGGACATCAACAGATTCAAAAACTGGTACAACTGCTTCAACATCAGCATCGATTACTCAAGAAGGAAGCACTTCTCAGTCATACACAGTCACTGCAAGAAATGCAAATGGATCATCAGCAGCATCCCCATCCTCTGATAACATTACTACCACTCCACCATTTTTCCCTCCATTCTTCCCTCCATTCTTCCCATTCTTCCCACCTTATTTCGTACCACCATTCTTCCCACCTTATTTCGTACCACCATTCTTCCCACCATTCTTCCCATTCTTCCCATTCTTCCCACCTTATTTCGTACCACCATTCTTCCCACCATTCTTCCCATTCTTCCCATTCTTCCCACCGTACTTCGTACCACCGTACTTCGTACCACCGTTCTTCCCACCGTACTTCGTACCACCGTACTTCGTACCACCGTTCTTCCCACCGTACTTCGTACCACCGTACTTTGCACCAGCAGTACCTTTAACTTACTGTTTTTCATTAGGTCGCAACGTACCTTCAAGTGGCTACCCAGGTAACTGCCCAGGTGCAAGATTCGACGGAAATACAATCGCTTAATAAAAAATAGAGTAAGAGTATTACCACACTGACACTAGTTGGTGTGGTATACTTTTATCTATAGACAGATAGAAGGTAAAGTTATGAGTATTTATGACGAAAACTCAAATCCGTGGTTTACAAAAGATAGGTCTGAGACCGCATCAAATAGGTTTCCAGAAAGACATTTGGATAATTCTATATCTGTTAAAAATCTAGGGCTTGGCCTTAATGTTTATACTAATACATTTTCTGAAGAAGATTCTAAAAGATATATTGACATACTTGAGTCAAATCTATCTGGAAATAAAAAATATAAGTGGTCAGAGGCTCAAGTCACAAACTCAACAACCCCAATCAAAAAAGCAAGAGACGCTGTTGACTTTAAATATAAGCAAGAAAACCTTGGCCCAAGAGACGACAGCAACTCTGAATTAATTGATTTGCATGAAGAGATATACCAAAAATTAAAGTACTGCATAGATGATTATGCTAAATACTGGGGTATAAATGTTGTATATTATGAGGCCTTCAACTTTGTAAAGTATGAGGGCGCTGGGACACATTTTAATATTCATGCAGATCATGGACCAGCATACAACTGTACGGTATCGGCTGTTATATATATAAATGACGACTATATTGGCGGGGATTTAAAGTTTCCAAGACTAGACAACTTAGTCTATAAGCCAAAGGTGGGAGACATTGCAGTCTTTCCTTCCAACTATATTTATGAGCATGCATCACTGCCAATGGAGTCTGGAACAAAGTACTGTGTTGTTATTATGACAGATATTAATGAATTGAGTCATTAATGAATAAATTGGCAATTTTTAGATCTTTTAGGCCCTGGCTAAATAAAGATAGTGTTTCTGTTCCAGTACCAACACAAAACGTTATTCCACAATGGTATAAAGATGCAGACAGGTTTGCAAAAAATCCAATTAATAATGAATACTATAGCGCACCAAAAGAAACATGCCCCTTTCCAAAAGAGGGCACTGTAGATGATTATGGAAAAATTCCTACATGGAAAGCATGTCCTGCAATTATGGATGGATTTTCAACTGGGTATGTTTTTAAAACCCCTTGTGATTTAGTATTTTCTAAAAACGCACAGGGAATTATTAATGTAAAGATTGAGGACAAAAGATATAAAGATTTCTGTACTCAAAGACCCCCTATGCCACAGTTTGAGCATCCAGCAGGTTACTACAAGCATCATTTTGCTTGGAGTTCAGATTGGGGACTTGAGCTTCCAGAAGGCTACAGTGCGCTATTCATGACACCAATGAATAGGTTTGATTTACCATTTTTAAATACAACTGGGGTTGTTGATTCAGATAAGGTCCATTTACTTGGAAGTTTTCCATTCTTTATTGCAGAAGGTTGGGAAGGAACAATACCAGCAGGAACCCCATATCTACAAGCTTTGCCATTCAAAAGAGAAAATTGGGAAAGTCAAGTAGAAATATTGGGACAGTCTGAGATTTATGATAAGATGTTTAATAATATGAAATTTTATAGACAGCCTGACGGCGGGGTATATAAAAATAAAGTTTGGTCAAGACGAGAATATAAATAAGGAGAATAGTATGAAAACATGGACAGAGAAGATAGACCTTGGTAATGGAATATTTTGCTATAAAGGCGTAATTAAAAAAGAAATTGATGTAATAAAAAGAATTGAAGATAACCTTAAGCCAGAAGGAGATAATACTGGATATAGTTGGCAGCCTGCATATGTTGGATACAAACAACTAATGCCAGACTATAGAGATTGTAATGATTTTAAGTTTAAAAAAACTGATATTGAAAATGATAAAAGCCAAGTTAGTTTAAGCCTACAATCTCTTTGGCAAGATTTGTATGATGTAAAATCACCAGCAGTAGATGATTATTGCAAAATGTATAACATTAATAATTTAAAATATTGGGAAGCTTTTAATTTTATTAAGTATGGCCAAGGTCAACACTTTATGGAGCACCACGATCATGGCTTTTCCTATAACTGTACTGTTTCTTTAGTTTCATATGTTAATGATGACTATGAAGGTGGAGAGCTATTCTTTAGACTGCAAAATTTAAAGGTTAAACCAGAGGCTGGAGATTTATTTATTTTCCCATCAAACTTTATGTATCCACATCAAGCAATGCCAGTAACTTCTGGAATTAAATATTCTATTGTAACGATGCTTGACTACAGCAAAAAGTTTCACACTCCAGAAATGTATAGCGCAGAGGCAGACTAATGTTCAATATCTCAGTTGAAAAAACACAGGGGTCTTTGTTTGATATTCAACCTATGTCAATTAAAAGAGATTGGATGGATGTAACATCAGAGGGTCATGCCTATAGATGTTTTCCAGTTACCCAGTCAAACGTAATTGGTTGGAGCCTTTCTTGTGTAGAGGATATTGAGTTTATTTGGGATGGAGTTAATGATCAAACCCCAGATCGTATTGAAATATTTAGCCCAGCGGGAGCATATTCTGGAAGAGGTCAATCTTCTATAAGTTTAAATACGGGTTTAGTTTTTAGAACAGACAAAGATGTAAGTATTTTTACTATTAATCCAGTAAATTATTTTAGTAATGAGTTTGAAACTATGTCATCTTTAATGAGCACTTCTTTTTATGACAATCCCCTGCCTTTAGCTATTAAAGCAAAGGTAGCAAACAAAAGAGTAATTATTAAAGCTGGAACCCCAGTTGCTACGATTATTCCTATATCTTTATCAAATTTAAACGGTACAAATATTGAAATTGTTAAATATCAAGATCAAGATAGAAAAAGATTAGACGCAAATATTTCCTATGGATCTGCTGCACAGGTAATAAATTCTACTGGGAAATGGACAGACTGGTACAGAGATGCAGTAAATGAAAAAGAAGAAACCCAGGGCTCTCATGAGGTAAAAATATTAAAACTAGGCGTAAGAGATTATACGAAGGGTGATATAATATAAATATGGAACAAAACAAAGACTCGTATACAGTAGTAAAAAGAACACCATCCATAACTCCATCTGGATGGTTTGGTGATAGCAAAGACATGATTGTCGAGCTAGAAAACTTTATGACCCCAGAAGAAATAGAGTTTCTTGAAAAGGCCGCCAAGTCTTTAACAATTTGGGACGTAACGGAAAGCCACATGAATGAGAATGGTACTGTTACCTATGACTCAGAATATTGGAAAGATAGAGTTGCAACTCAGCCAACTTTAGATAAAAATGATCCTAGAATATCTCCAATAGTTGCAGGCTTATTCCAAAGACTAAAACCAATTGTTGAAGAATTTTATAATGTAAAGGTCCATCCTACTGGAACAACTATTGTGAAATGGCTTCCTGGACAATTTCAAAATCCTCATGCAGATAAAGAGCTTCACGAAGGGCCAGATGCTGGAACCCCTAATGATTTTCCAAACTATGACCTATCAAGCCTATTCTATTTAAATGATGAT